TTCCCGACAAAGACCATTGTTGTTACTGCTTCTCGCACTATCCAACAGGTTTACGACTATTACCAATACCAACGCAACATTGTTGCTAACTTAGGTGTTGGCGATGATTGTGTTATTAGCGGTAGCAATACTAGCTACACGGGTTGGAACATTGTTGTAATGCCGGGTGGAAACATTACCTCGTCAGGCGCATTTACCTACATCTACGCAGATACGATTACGTTGGCAAACTCTGCCACTATGCCGTATTTGTTCAATGCTGGTGGTGTGTTGCAAGCATCGGGCTTCTTGATGCCTACAACAGTATTGGGCGTGTTGGATACATATTCAGGTGCTGGAACAATTACGGCTCTATATGCTTCTTTGGCAGGTGCTTCAACAACCTTCCAATTCCAAGGTATTACAACTGGTTCCTCAATCATCATCTACGATGCTTCTGGTGTTACCAAGTATTTCCAACAGGAAGTGTCAACAGCAGGAACATATAGCTACTACATCCCTCCGGGGACAGCAGGAACCTATTACTGGGCTGTTGAGAAGTATGGCACTAAGCGTGAAGAAGGCAGCTTTGCAGCTAACACAGGTGGTTTGTTGTTCTATGTCCCTCTGTACGCAGAAGACGTAGGCATTACACAGGCTACAAAGGCTACAACAGCGGGTTACACCACGTTAGAGACCAACAGCAAGCTGTACGACTATGTTGCTTATTCACGGCTCTCAGAGCAATTTATCAAGCTAGGTCAAATTCTCACTCGTTCAGGAACCTCTCTTGAATGGAAGGCTGGTTACAGCGCAAAGGTGAAAGCTACTAATGCTTCTGTCTTTAGCTTAACTTCTACAACCTTCTTCATCAAGGCAAGCTCGTTAGCAGGTGATACCAAGTACATCACTAACGTTCTTGTGTCTCCTGCAACATTAACAGCAGATACCACTGAGGTTCTTACCACAGAGATTGAAGACGGAAACGGAGATAGCTCTTTAACCATTAGTGCTGCTTCTGTCTCCACCTTTGAGATTTGGAAGATTACAGACGCTACGAACCCAGACAACTATGCTACAGGAACCCTCTTGTCTACTGTTGGTATTGGTAAGTTTAGGTTCTTATCGGCTAATGGCTTTAAGTTTGTTGTACGTGACACAGTGACCAACTACCGAGTGGTTGTCGAAGCTGAGAAAGGTACATACAAAGCAGAGCTGTTCTTCGGTGCTGCTGTGCAGCTTGCACAAGCTGCTGAAGTGTCTCAAATCAACACGAAGGTAGACATCATGCAAATTGATGTGGAAGCCATCAAAGGCACAGGCTTTGCTAAGGACACACACAGCTTAACTAACATCAAGAAGAAGGCAGCTCTAGCAGCAGCCCTAAGCGCATAAGGAAGAACATGGGAATACGACAAACACCTAGAACTCTCCCCACAGTGGGAATGATGGCAGACGGGGTACAGAGTGCCTCTGATGCTACAGGAATGGTTGGAGAAGCTCTTGGTCTGCCTTATGTAGCTAAAACATTAGACCGCATGAGCTACGGAGAACCTCTAACAACAGGACAAGGCATGACAACACGCCTACGGCCTGACACTATGGGAGCAGCAGGAGCTGTAGGTCAGTTTGCTCCTGTAGGGGCTATGAGGCCCCTAGCAATGGGAATGGGAGCTTTGGTGCAACCTGCAACTCTCGATAGTGTCATTCAGCTCCTATTAGAGAAGTATACCAAATGAACCAAGAATTAACTCAATACTATGAGCAAACTTTCTCAATGATGGCAACAGACGGGTGGAAGTTTTTTATTGAAGACATGGAAAAGATTAAGACGAGTATCAACAACATCTACGAGGTCAAGGACGAACAAACATTAAAGTTTCGCCAAGGGCAGCTAGACATTATTGATTTAGTTTTAGGTCGTAAGGCAATGTGTGAGGAAGTGTACGAGGACATTACAAATGAAACGAATATTTGAATTCCTGTGCGACAACAACCACATCACAGAGCATTACATCGATGAAAGCGTTAGAACCTGCAAATGTAATGTTTGTAGCAAAGACGCAATACGGATTGTTTCAACGCCACGTGTTGCCCTTGAGGGCATTACAGGAGCTTTCCCCGGAGCAGCAGATGCTTGGGTAAGAAAGCGGGAGGAGAAACTTAAACAAGAACAGAAGAAGGCCGCTGAATAAGCACAAGCTGGATCTATATTTAAATGTCCTAAAACCTCGTTAGAGGCAGGATGAAAGGTAAACATGGCAATTTTTGAAGAAGACACATTGGTTGATGAGAAGTTTGACGACATTAACGAACAAGACGAAACCTCTAAAGTAGAGGAAACAGAAACCCCCGACAAGCCGAAGATTCCCGACAAATATGTTGGTAAGAGTTTAGAGGACATTGTGACTATGCACCAAGAGGCTGAGAAGCTCATTGGACGACAGGCACAGGAAGTAGGGGAGGTACGAAAACTAGCAGACGAGCTTATCAAGCAACAACTTGTCCCAAAACAACAAGAACCTGTACAACAAGAAAACGAATATGACTTCTTTGAAGACCCAAAGAAAGCAGTTCGACAGGCAGTTGATAGTCACCCCGATGTTCTTGCAGCAAAGCAAGCAACACTAGAAATGAAACAGATGCGTAGTCAGGAAGTGCTCAATAAAAAGCATCCGGACATGGCAGAAGTTGTAAAAGACAGTGAATTCATCGAATGGGTTAAGGCTTCTCCTGTGCGTCTCAATTTATATGCACAAGCAGACGGTCAATACGACATTCAAGCTGCTGATGAACTCCTCTCGACATTCAAACAAATTCGTTCTGTAAAAAGCCAACAAACTCGTGATGACGGACAACAAGTCCTAAAGCAAAACCTGAAAGCAGTTGGTGTAGATACAAGCAACGGAAATGGTCAGGGGTCTCAGAAAATCTATCGTAGAACCGACCTCATTCGGCTTCAAATGACAGACCCTCGTCGCTATGCGGCTCTAGGAGATGAAATCCTAGCTGCTTATAGCGAAGGAAGGGTGAAATAGTCGCAGCAGTCGCTGCTCCTGCCTTCGGCTCCCTGCTGAGGGCAGCAAATCAAAATATTTAAGGAAATTTTAATATGGGTCTCGGAACCGGTCACGTAACAAAAACCACAGCAGCAACCTTCGTACCAGCAATTTGGTCTGATGAAATTGTTGCTTCCTACCAAAAGAACTTGGTAGCTGCAAACCTCATTAAGAAAATGAGCTTCAAGGGTAAGAAAGGTGATACTGTCAATATCCCTGCTCCTACTCGTGGCTCTGCTTCTTTGAAGGCAGCTTCTACACAAGTAAACCTTATTGCCGCAACAGAGGGTAACATTCAGGTGCTTATCAACAAGCATTACGAATATTCTCGCCTCATTGAGGACATTGTAGAAGTACAAGCTCTCAACTCTTTGCGTCAGTTCTATACCTCCGATGCAGGTTACGCATTGGCCCGTCAGGTTGACACAGATGTGTTGGCCTTGGGTCGTGACGCTAACAGCGGCGGTGGTACTCTCGCCTACTCCGGTGCTTTGTCTGGTGCAGATGGCACTACAGCCTATGTAGCAGGTTCTAACACTGGCTTGGGTGCTCTCACTGATGCTGCTATTCGCCGCACCATTCAGCGTTTGGATGACAACGATGTTCCTATGGACAATCGCTTCCTCATCATTCCTCCTTCCACTCGTAACACCATGATGGGTATTGCTCGCTTCACTGAGCAAGCCTTTGTTGGTGAACAAGGTGGTGCTAACACCATTCGCAACGGTGAAATCGGTAATGTCTATGGTATCCCTGTGTTCGTCACCTCGAACGCAGAGACCACCTCTGGCAGCACTGCTTGCCGTATTGCCTTGATGGGTCATAAGGACGCTGGTGTGTTGGTTGAGCAAATGGGCGTTCGCTCACAAACTCAATACAAGCAGGAATATTTGGCTACCTTGTACACGGCTGACACCTTGTACGGTACTAAAGAACTGCGTGATTTGAGTATGTTCGCCTTGGCTGTACCAGCCTGATAGATGAAAGAGGGAGAGTCTCAAAAGGACTCTCTCCTTTTTAGAGGGCTTTATGTAGAGCTTTCCATAAAGGAGAAACCAATGAAATTTAAATGTATCCACACCGAACAGGTATACGAGTTTACAGCAGACCACGACATTCAACAGATGTTGAAGCACCCTGAATATTCTGCTGTAACAGAAGCTGAAGAAGCTCCTGTAGAAGCTCCAACAAAGACCAAGAAACAAGCTAAGGAAGCGTAATGACTATATACCGTGGGACAGGTGGAGGTGGTGATGCCACAACAGACAGTCAAATAACTGCTCTAGCTGCTTACGCAACACAGGCACAAACACAAGCAGCAAGTGCAGCTACAGCAGCAGGGGGAGCAGCCACCAGTGCCTCTAATGCTTCTACAAGTGCTTCTAATGCAGCAGCAAGCGCAGCTACAGCAGCTAACACTGTTGCTATTGTCGAAGCATTGGCAGGTGTAGCTCCTCCTCAAACAGGCAATGCTGGTAAATATTTAACTACTAATGGTACAGCTACCTCATGGGCTTCAGTGGATGCTCTGCCTTCACAGGCAAGTAATGCTGGTAAATATTTAACCACTGATGGAACAGCAACCTCTTGGGGCGTTGTAAGCGCGTCTAAATACCTCTTAGACCGCCTAGACAATACCGCAACCATTTTTACAAAAACAGCCAATGCGACTGCCAGCGTCAAGGCTTATACCTCTGTCTACGCCCGCAACGCCTTGATCAGCGTAAGCGCAACCGCGCAGGCAGTGGTCATGCCTTCGCTGTCTATTGGTACAGATTACGCTATTTATGCCTGCGACGATCTGACATTCCGCGCTGATTCGAGCTTTACAGCACCTACCGGATACACCACCGCAAACTCCCGCCGGATTGGTGGATTTCATTACTCACCGGGCGGCCATTCTGGAAGCCCAGGCGGTGGAAATAGCACCCCCCAAATCAATGAATACAGTTTTTGGGACTTAAAATTCAAACCCGCGGCAAAAGACCCGCGCGGAATGACATTGGTGGCCGGCGCATTTTGGCGCGATATTTATTTGCTTGGCGTTGATCATCAAACCAATGGAACCTCAAAATACGCTGTGACGATTGCAGACGGCTCAAGCCCTCCTAAAGTGCCAGCGCTTTTTGGTGGAAACGGGTCAACGACTTACCCGGGCCTCGATTGGTTTGCAGCCTCAGAAATCATGAAAAGCTACGGCAAGCGCTTGATGACATACGACGAGCTATCTGCCAGCTCCTACGGAACGACTGAGGCGTCATCCATCGGTACGGACCAGCTTACGACTCAATGGAATCAAGCCTACGTCAGCAAATGGGGCGCGAATCAAGTCACCGGCGTGATGTATACATGGTCAAGCGAATTTGGCGGAGGTGCTGCTGCTGCTGGCTGGACCGCCAATACGGGCGGGCGAGGGTCTACTTATCAAATGGAAAACGCCATGATTTTCGGCGGCGACTGGGGCAGCGGCTCGAACTCCGGTTCGCGCTGCTCGGACTGGCACAACTCGCCCACGTTCTCTGGCAGCTCCGTTGGTGTTGCTGGCGCCTGTGACCACTTGGTTCTTGAATAAACAGGCGAAAGCCTGTTTTGTGAATAAATGACACCGGAACCAGACAAACCACGCCAATACCAAAAACCTTTTCAACTCAATGGAGATTAAATGATAAACACACGCGCTGACCTTGATGCTCTAGAAGGCACACCCGCCCACGCTGAATTCATGGGCCTATTGGCCGGAAGCCTTTTCACTTTGCGCAAAGATGATGACTTGGGCGCATGGGTCGCCGATCAAAATAACGACACGATTGTGCGCTTTGGGTTTACCCGCGCTGATTTCAAAAATGCAATTGCGCCTGAATTGCCAGAGTACATCCCGCCTGTTATCCAGGCCGAGCCAGCACAAAGCCCTGCTGAAATTATGGAGGCGTTGCAAGTGCGGCTGGCGGCGCTGGAGGCCAAAGCGTGAGCCTGTTTTTAATGATACTCTACCCAATAGCCATCCAAGGCTTGCGCGGCGGTCTTTGGCGCGTTTTATTGCCCCTAACGGTAGTGGCTTGGGTAGTAGATGTTGTAGCCAATTACACGGAACTAGCCCTGCTCACTTGGGACTTCCCACGTAAAGGGGAGCACACCTTCAGCACACGTTGTGAGAGACTAATAACACAACAGGGATGGTCGGGCTTTGTCGGGCGACAAACACAGCTCTTTTGCAACTTCTTTTACAGCAACCATATTAAAGGAACTATATGAAAACAATGCCTATGCGTGGTCAACGTACCGCCACAAACAAGAAACGTAAGAAACCAGCTCCAACGCCTACGCCTAAGAAAGGTTACTAATGGCACTACCAACTTTCCTATCACTTGTAAATGATGTTCTTGTTCGCCTTCGTGAACCAGAAGTTACCACGGTTAATGAGCACGTTCTGTCCAAGCTGGTCGGTAAGTTTGTAAACGATGCTAAACGACAAGTAGAAGACAGCTATGACTGGAACGCTCTTACAAAGACGCTAACAGCTACCACCACGGCTGACATCTTCAACTACTCCCTTGTAGGCACAGGTGCTCGGTTCAAGACCATTGAGGTTTATAACCAGACACAGCGGTATCACTTGTCTGCTATGGACAGCATTAGTATGACTAAGAGCTTCATTGGGAGCCAATCTCCACAACGAGGCTTGCCATACTACTTCAACTACAATGGCATTGACAGCAACGGAGACACACAGGTAGATGTCTTCCCTATTCCCGATGGTGTCTATAACATCTTCTTTAACATCTATCAGCCACAGAATGAACTAGCAACAGACAGCTCAACAATGCTTGTTCCTAAAGAACCTGTTGTTTTGTTAGCCTTAGCTCGTGGGTTGGTTGAACGAGGTGAAGACGGAGGCTTACAAAGCAGCGAGGCTTATTCAATGTATAAGAGTGCTCTGTCAGACTACATTGCCATTGAACAGAGCCGTTACCCCGAACTAGACAGTTGGAGCTGGACATAGATGGCACAGAACATACAGACCTTTAGTGTAACAGCTCCCGGCTTCTTTGGTCTTAATACACAGGACAGCTCCTTAGACCTCCAACAAGGCTGGTCTTTGGTAGCTAATAACGCTGTCATTGACAAGTTTGGTCGTGTGGGTGCTCGTAAGGGCTGGCTTCCACAGAACACAGCTTCTGGGCCTTTAGGCTCTGCCGCTATTCGTACCATTTCAGAACACGTAGATGATGCAGGTAATGTCTTTACATTGGTGTTCGGCAACAACAAGGTGTTTAAGCTAACAGGAGGTGCTCTTGTAGAACTCACTTATGGGGGAGGAGGAACAGCCCCAACCATAACAGGAGACAACTGGAGCGTGTCTAACATGGGGGGAGCTGCTTTTGCTTTCCAACGAGGACACGCCCCCATAGTGTTTGACCCTGTTGCTTCTGCTTCTACCTACAAACGTATTAGTGAAATTTCTGGCTATAACGGCACGGTACAACAAGCGCATTTCAGTATGAGTGCTTGGGGCCGTATCTGGAATGTAGATACAACAACCGATAAAGGAACTATCCAATATAGCGACATTCGACACCCTGAGCATTGGAGCACAGGAAGCGCAGGAACATTAAACGTAGACACGGTGTGGCCTAATGGGAATGACACCATTACAGCTCTAGCAGCTCATAATGATTTCTTGTTCATCTTCGGTACTCAGAACATATTGGTCTATTCGGGAGCTTCGTCAATAGCTGACGCTTCTCCTACATTCCGTCTATCAGACACA